TTTCCAGTAATCGAACTTAATTTGGACGATGACCAGATTGAGGACCGTATTGATGATGCTTTACAATATTGGCAAGATTACCATTTTGATGGTATGCAAAAAGTCTATTATGTCAAAGCACTTCAACAAGCGGACATCACTCAGAAATATCTAGACCTTTCGGCAACTGAAGATGCTGATGGTAATCCAATGGAAATTATTGGTATTACCAGAATCTTCCCTATTCAGGATTCACAGGCCGGTGTCAATATGTTTGACCTAAGATATCAACTTAGATTAAACGAACTCTACGACTTCACCTCCGCATCATACATCAATTATACTCTAACAGCACAACACTTACGTTCTCTGGAACTGTTGTTTACTGGAGAGGTTCCTATTCGATTCCAAAGACACACTCAAAGATTGTATATTGATTGGGCATGGGGAGCATCCGAGGCACCAGTAGGCCAAGTGGTAGTTGCCGAAGCATATGCTAATATTGACCCTACCATTTACAATAAAGTATGGAATGACCGTTGGTTAAAAGAATATGCTACCGCTTTAATCAAGCGTTCTTGGGGTGCCAATCTTAAAAAGTTTCAAGGTATTCAATTACCTGGTGGTGTTACTTTGAATGGCGATAAAATCTATGATGAATCATTTGAAGAAATCAAAGCTCTTGAAGCGCAGATGCAAACCGAATACGGTGCACCGCTGGAATGGATGCTAAATTAATGAAACACAAACACCATATTATTCCTAAACATATGGGCGGTACTGACGATTCTTCAAACTTAATTGAATTAACAATTGAAGAACACGCTGAAGCACATCGAATTCTTTTTGAACAACATGGTAAAAAAGAAGATTGGTTGGCATGGCAAGGATTATCTGGTTTGATAAGTAAAAAAGATATTTTAAAAGAATTATATACTTCTGATGTTTGGAATGATCCATTATTCAGAAAGAAACATAAACAAGCAACTAAAGATGCCGTTAATAAACCTGAAGTTTTGGCTAAAATAAGAGGTTATGTTAGAACCGAATCTCATAGTAAAAATGCAAATGCTAGATTTACCGAAGAATACTTAAAACGAGTCGGAAATTCAATTGCAAGAAAATGGAAAGTTATAACACCTAACAATGAAGAAATTTTTATACATAATATGACACAATTTTGTAAACAAAACAAACTTAGTCCAGGTGGTATGTCAAGTGCGGCAAAATTAGGTATTTCCCATAAGGGATATCGTTGTGAAAAATTAGGAAAATAAAATGCCGACCAATCATTATTTTAATAATTATGAAGCAATTGGTGAACAACGTTTGGTGGAAGACCTTATTTGTGAATCAATCAAAATTTTAGGATTTGAGTGTTTTTATTTGCCTAATGATAACGACCAAGCTCGTGATTTACTTTACGGAGAGGACCCTGTAAAACGTTTTAAGTCAGCATTTCCATTGGAGATGTATCTTTCTTCTGACCCTACCGATTATATTGGTCAGCGAGATGTCTTTTCTAAGTTTGGTTTAGAAATTAAAGATGACGTTAATGTAATTCTTTCTCGCAGAACATTTAATCAAAGAGTTCCACAAAATACATTTACCAGACCAAGAGAAGGTGACTTAGTTTACATTCCATTTTTAAATGGTACTGGTGAATTGTTTGAGATTAAATTCGTAGAACAAGCAAAAGACTTTCATATGTTAGGTAGAAAAAATCCATATTTCTACGAACTCATGCTAGAGAAATTTAAGTATTCTCAGGAAGAGATTGCTACTGGTGTTGCTGATATTGATTTGGTAGTTACTAATAATGCCTACACACTTTCACTCAATGTTGGTGCAGGTACCGGTAAATACATCATTAAAGAAACAGTATATCAAACTGCCGGTATGCCAGCATCTAATGTGGCCACGGCAGTTGCAACAGTTCAATCGTTTATTCCAAAATCAAACACACTAACAGTTACTACAATTGCTGGCGAATTTGTTGATGGCCATACCATTTACGGTGCCACATCAAATGCACAATATATATTGGCAACATTTGATCCGTTGGAAGACCATTCATACTCAGAAACATACGATAATAAACACATTTCAGATAGTGCTATTGCTATTACTGATTTCTCTGAAACAAATCCTTTCGGAAGCATTTGATGTCTACACCAACATACAATAGAATTATTCGTAAACTCGTAACAGGTTTTGGTAATCTGTTTGATAACATTACTTTGGTTCGTTACAATCCAGATTTAACAGAAGCACAAAGAATGTTGGTGCCTATTGTCTATGCCACTAAAGAAATGTATGTTAGAAGGCTTGAGGATGATCCTAATTTAGATAAAAAAATCCAAACAACATTACCTCGTATGTCTTTTGAAATGACTGGTATGACATATGATGCTACCAGAAAACAAAATACCAATGTTAAAAACTTTGCACAAACTTCTGGTGGTGTTGTAGCACAATATAATCCTGTGCCATATAATTTTGATTTTAATTTATATTTGTATGTAAGAAATATTGAAGATGGTACACAGATTATAGAACACATTATTCCTTTTTTTGCACCAGATTATACAATCAAACTTAATCTTATTCCTGAATTAGGAACAGTCAAAGAGATTCCGGTTATTCTTAATTCTGCCACACACGAAATTGATTATGAAGGTATTGGCAGAAGTGTAGAAACAAGAATGGTTATTTGGACTTTGAACTTTACTGTTAAAGGTTTTGTATACGGTAAGATTTCTGAAGCAGGTCTAATTAGAAATTCTATTACAAATATTTTAAACAACATTACATCCGCTGATACTGTGGTGTTTAACATGACAACACCAGGAATTGGAACATACCAAACTGGTGAAATTGTTTATCAAGGTTATTCTGCGGCACAAGCCACAGCAACCGGCAAAGTAGTATTTTGGAGTAATAATAATTTACACATAACTAATATACAAGGTAACTTTGTATCAGATAAACCTATCGTTGGTGTAGTATCTAATTCAAATTATGTGTTTAATAATTATCAAGTATTGCCACAAACATTGGCTAAAATTGATATTGTGCCTAACCCAACAGATGCTATGGCCAATAGTAATTATACATATACCACCACGATTACAGAAGCACCAAATATTTAAGGAAATAAAATGAGAATAACGGGAAAACCAGGACTTATAACATCATTAGTTGGCTATGATAATATTTCAGGAATACCTGATGGAACATATGATTTAGTTGACAATGCTACAGGCACAGGTGCAACAGTAACTATGTCCGGTGGCGCAATTGCATCATTTACTCCAGGTTCTGGATATTCACTTGGTGATGTTTATGCATCCGGATATGGTAATAGATTTACTGTAGCTTCTATTGCTCCTAGTGGAACAAGAATTACTGGTGGATTAAGAGTTACTGGCCCAGCAACAGGACCAACACTTTATACACCAACAGGAACACCATCACAATATTTTGCTGGCGCAGGTGATTTTGAAATGGGTGTATGGAATCCAAGCGATCCAGCTAATGTTGTTGATATATCAGGAAATAATCATAGTATGGGTTTCAATGACCAAACATACTCAGGTAATGTCAACTACGCTCATTTTTTAAATAACTCTGCACAAGCAAATGATGTCACTTGGCCAACTGTTCCTGGTTCAACACTTGCTATTACAGGTTGGTTTGCTTTTGCAGGTTTCAATTCGGGTTCAACAAGTATGGTTACTAGAACCAATGGTGGTCCTAATGGTTGGGCATTTAGAGTTGATTATAGTGGCACACAAGTTAATTTGGTAAAATACGGAGCTGATGACCAATCAATTACGCTCAACACACCATTGACCACAAACACATGGCATTATATTTCTGTGGCACAGAATGGTACTTCTGTGGTATTTAATATTGACGGTACCGCATATTCAAGATCCGGCAACCCAGCACCATTTAATGATGATGGCGGTGGTGCACCAGTAAGATTACAATACGATCCATATACTGGTGGTAATCAAAATATTGAAATGTGGATGAGAGATGTTAAGATTATCAGTTCTAATGCACTAGATGCTGCTGCTTTGTTGGCTCTTTGGAACATACAAAAAGGCGACTACGGTTATTAAACAAGTAAAATACTATGAATGACTTTGATAAAAAAATGGCAGAAGTATTTGATATTGCTCCAGTTGAAAAAATGGAAGCATCACCCGTAGAGAAAAAGGATTTGGTACCTGTAAATCCAGAAACTCTCAATGATGATTTAGGTGATGCTTATCAACAATCAAAAGATAATCTACAAGAGTTTATTGACCACGGTAAAGATGCGTTAGAAGAACTCATTCAAATTGCCAAAGCAGGACAACATCCAAGAGCCTTTGAAGTATATTCTGGT